CATTTCTTGTCTGGTAGTTATTCTTAATATTAGTGTCCCATCGTAACAACACCGCGGACCGCGGAAAACTTTGCGTGGACGGGCTGGTTGGACTTAAACAAGTCCCACAAAGCCTGATGAAAGAGTCTTTTCATCTTCTATTTCTTTGACCTTAAGTCAGAAATTATCTGCTTTAGCCGAAGAAGAAAGAGGAAGAATGACCTTATCACACTGAAAAGGATCCAAAGGAGAAACAGTATCTAATGCAGAATCATTAATCTTAGTTTTGATGTAATCCATCATCTCTATAGATCAATTGGATCTGTAATAGTTAGTGAACACCAATGGTCCACCGAAGAAGAATCGTCGAACGGGTTTATTGTTAACCAAAGACGAAGCTTTACTTCAATAAAAGTCAAGAAGACTAAGATATAAAGGAGAATCCTTAATATCTAAATCCTCAAAACCAGGAATTGAAGTCAGAGAGTTAAAAGATGATATAATATCATCAGTAACTCTAAGATTCCTCTCTCAACTGGAGAGACTCAATTGAAATTTCGCATCGTCAATAGATGATAAGAAACGATCAACAGAGACAGCAGTTCGCGAATTGCTTAACTTCAATGAAGTTGACAATCCATCTGCTGTAGGAATAAAACCGAAAGGACCTTTGACCAACCATGAAAACTTTTCTACTTGACTTTTACGTAAAGTAGGAACAGATTTATATAGTTTGTCTACAATGCTTTCATCTAAGTAATAACCCTTGTTAACTAAATCAAGTAAAATTGAAGGTAAACCTTTCAACGACTTTATAGTTACAAGTACGTTCTTAGAACCTACAGGTGATACCTCCCCGTCTAAAGTGATCAATCTCTTAGCGAATTCAAATGAATCCTTAGAGACTAAAGACTTAGATAAGTTGATATCAACACCTAAGATATCCACCATTATATGGTGATAAGACTTAGCCACGGCCGTGTTAGCGATAACAATGTCATCCCCTAAAAGAGCATAGTGCGTAAAGTTGGTAAAACCAACTCTATTAGCAGCTACTCTTACAAGAGTGTGATGGGTTAAAGCTAACATAGCTCATGAACTAAGGGCTCCCATAGGTTGACCTACAGAATATCGTAAAGGAATACCTTTATGATATCAGTCTCTAAAAGTTAAGATTTTAACTCAACAATTAGTGGCTTCATCTCCAATCAAACGTTTTAAAACTTGAGATTGAATTTGAATAGGTAATCTATCGGTAGCCGCACTTAGGTCGTAGGAAAAGATAGTTTCGCCAAGTCACTCATCTTTCAAAGAAAGAAGATGAGAGACAGGTCTATTCTGATCGAAAGTCCCGTCCATAGGAAGAGATTTTAAGATAGAAAAGATACCATCTGATAGCGGTCTAAATATAGACTGCGTTAATACATCAGTTATGGCGAAAACACGAATCTTACCAGCAGCCTCCTCCTTCTCACTTAAACGACCGAGAATAAGTTTACTAAAATCTAACTTACTTTGATTTAAGTATTCCAATTCTCTATCAATAAGAGAGAGGAAGTCTTTACCTCCAGGAACTAAAGAACAATAAGTTCGAAAATCCTGGTAGAGTCCAGACTTACTCCATGCCATGATATCTTTCCAGATACCGAGCATAGAGACAGGGTGGTTCGGCCCCGCAGTACCGAGATGAAGGAGTTCTATGGACCGAAGTTTAAAGTTTCTTCCGAAACCGAAAAGTTCTCCACTTGAAACCCTAATCTCGTGTTCAGATAAAACATTACTAAGACCTTTAAAAGGGTCTGTAATAGTGTTTAATTTGATAGAACCATTAATCTTAATGATTCTATAAACTGCGAAGATTGAAAGCAATGCCCTACAGGTTATCAGATCTCGAGATCTTAATAAAGTTCTCAAAGATCCTGGTATAATAGAGGGCAAGCCTCCTTTCAAGGAAATAGGGTAATCTGTTACGAATACCGGATTTCCGCTTATGTATGCTTGGAGAATTCTAGTACACTCTTTAGTATATTGGACAACAAAAGTTGATCCATTGGTACTTCAAAGTGAAGAAATTCTAGACCCAAGACACATATAAGGTGCTTTAGGGATTTGCAAAGCCCACACAATAAGACGAATTCAAGTAGGAACCATATGATTACGTATGAATCCTACCGAATGAAGTCTCTTTGAAAGATTTGCATTTGTATTAAAGTTTTGTTTTAAATTTGTCATGGTTTAATTTATGTTTCATAGATTTAACCCTGGCAAAGAACGGAATTTTATAACAAATTCAGTCTTCGTGACTTTCTATACCGAAGCGGTGTATTTCTTCGATAGTGCGACTTCAAGATACTTAAATCTTAGATCACGCTAGAGGGGAATTAAGCCAATCTGGGATAAATAACATCCCACAATCCTTAACCGATACCCGTTCGGAATAAACGGTAACAGTCTTGTACTGTGGAGATAATTAT